CCTACTCCCACATCTACGGGCTCGCCACCGGCCAGTGGGGCAGCGGCGCCGAGACAGGCGTCCAAGCCCGGCTGCTGCCCCTGTCGATTGACGGCGTCATCGCCGAGGCGTCACTGGTGAAGCTGTACGCCGCCCGCCACAAGGTCACCGGCAAGACCCGGCTGGCGACGTGCATGCTGTGGCTCGGCATCGTGGCCACCGTCGCGGCGAACGTCACCCACGGCCTCCCGTCATCGTCGATCTCGCCAGTGACCCACGTCGTCATCATGGCGCTGCTGTCGGCGTGGCCTGCGGGGGCGTTCATCGGATCGGTGGAGATGGCGATGGGCCTCGTCCGCAGCATGCGCGACCTCGCCTCCGGAGGCGTGACGGTACCGGATGACGGAGGCGGAACCTCCGTCATGACGGAGGCCGCCACGCCTTCACCGGAGCCGCCGGCCGTCGTCGTGACGGTACCGGAGGGCACCGTCACCCGCCCCGCCCCGCGTGCCGTCACGCGCCGCCCGGTCAAGGCCGCGGTGACGCGAGGCGCACGCCCGCCCGCTGACGGAAAGATCGCCTCCGCCATAGCCGCGGACCCTTCCCTCGCAACCGCCTCGATCTCCGTCATGGCGAAGGCCGCCGGAGTCTCCCCGAAGTCAGTGGAGAGGTACCGCCAGCGCCAGAGGGAAGCAGCCGCAAGCACATGACGAAGCCACCCCGGGTGCCCCTTGACTGCACCCGGGGGAGCGCCCCGCCCTCACCACTCCATCCCCCGTGTGATCATGAGTGGCATGGCGGCACCCTGGCTTAATCCCGTTGACCCTGCCCCCGATGATGACGGCCAGCGGGCATGCGCCCAGGGGAGCCGGTGCGCCTCCGCCATCCGGGTGCAGGGACCGGACGGCGACACCTGGGTACCCGCCCGCGGCCCCCGCGCGTTCTGCGCCCCGGACAAGGGCAAGATCGCTAACGCGCTCGCCGAGCTGCCCCGCCTGTACGTCAGCCTGTCCGCCGAGCTCGGCAGCCCCTCGCAGGCGAGCACCGCTACCCGCTCCCCGTTCGGCCCCCGGCTCCCGCTCCGCGGCGACATCGAGGCCATCATGCGCGCCTACGCCGAGGTGCTCACCTCCTGGCACGAGCGGGTAGCCGCCGTCGCCTCCCTGGCCTCGCCGCCGGAGCCGCACCGCGACGGCTCCCCGTCCGCTCGCCCCTCCTGGTACGTGGACCGCGCCGTCAAGGTGCTCAAGCCCCGCCTTGACGCGCTCCTCGCCCTGCAGCCAGAGCCGATGCGCCGCGCGATCAGCCTCCGGGACCTCGCCCTCATGCCCGAGGGAACAGACGGCGTCGTCCGCTCCGTCTACGCCGCCGTCATGATCGACCTCTCCGGCGCCGACGCGGGCCTGGAAGTCCTCGCCCTGCAGCGCCTCGCCGGCCGGGCGCTCGGCGAGACCCGCCAGCGTCCCGTCGAGCTCCTCGGCGTCCCCTGCCGCGACCCCGGGTGCGACATGCTCGCCCTCCGCCGCGCCGAGCTGCCCTCAGACCCCGCCGAGGACCCGGACTGGTCAGAATGCACCGTCTGCGGCGACCGACGCGGTCACCATCTGGGCCACCCGCGGGTACGTCGTGACTCTCCCGGGCCGTAAGAAAGAGCGGCGCTTCCTCCCTGTCGCCAAGCGCGAGGGCCGCACTCCGCTCTACGACCCGGTGGAAGTCGCGAAGGCCGAGCGGGCGACGCGCAAGCGCGGACGGCGACCGCCTCCCCGGCCCCTCCTCGCGACCGCCCCTCGCCCCGGCATCGCCGCCTCCGGGATAGACCCCAGGCAGTTGCGCGGGCGGGCGGCGTGACGACGCTCAAGACCACCTGACGGGGGGAACCCCATGACCGGGGGAACCCGGGGCGGCAATGGCCGCTTCATCCGCACGACGGTCGGCGCGAAGCGTGACGCCGAGGCGGCCGGCCTTCACGCCAAGGGCTGGAGCTACCAGCGCATCGCCGACGAGCTCGGCTTCGCTTCCAAGGGCAAGGCTCACGAGGCCGTTCAGCGCGCGTTCGCCGACATTCCCCGCGATGGAACGGCGGAAGCCCGGTGCCTGGACCTGGAGCGAATCGACCGGCTTATCGAGCATTGCTGGACCGTCATGGAGCGCGAGCACCTGACGGTGTCGCAGGGCAAGGTCGTCGGGAAGCGGGTCGGCTGGGAGCGGGACGACGTCACGGGCGAGGTCCTGCACGATGCCGACGGCGCGCCGATCCCGCTGTACGAGGACGTCCTTGACGACGGGCCGGGCATGGCGGCCGTGCGGGAGCTGCGCGGGCTGCTTGAGCGGCGGGCGAAGATGATCGGCTATGACGCCCCGGCCAGGGCCCGCATCGAGATCATCGACGATGACGCGGCCAGGGCGCTGGCGGATGAGGCGGAGAGGGAGATTGGCCGGCTCGACGCGGACGATCCGGATCACGGCATCGCCGGAGAACCAGGCGCTACTCGCTGACGCGCGCCGCCGGCTGGAAGAGGCCAGGGAGCGCAAGCGGCAGCGTGAGGCCGAGCGCCTGAAGAGCCTGGACGTCTTCCCGCTGATCGGCTATGAGCCGAACTGCGGGCCCCGCCACGAAGTGCGCAAGATGGTCGCGGCCAGCCTGGGAATCTCCGACCCGTTCGACGCCAGAGTCACGGAGGCCGCTGCGGGGCAGCTTCCGGAGCCGTGCGGGCAGTGCCCGCAGGAGCAGTTCCACGCGGCGACCGAGGACGCGGTCCTGTACGGGGGCGCCAGTGGCGGCGGGAAGTCGTATGCGATCACTGCGGAGGGAATCCGCTGCTGCGTCCGCTACGCCGGCCTGCGGGTCCTGCTGGTGCGCCGCACCTATGACGAGCTGGAAGAGTCGATCTTCCCGGCACTGCGCAAGCTCGGCAAGGCCGAGGCGGTCGGCGGCCACTGGAACGGCACGCTCCGGGAGCTGACCTTCACCAACGGCAGCGTGTTCCGCTTCCGCTACCTGGAGACCATCGACGACGCGTCGCGCCGCCAGGGCGGCGAGTACCAGCTTCTCCTCGTGGACGAGCTCACGCTCATGGCCCCCGGGGTGGTCGACATCCTCCGCTACGAGCGGCTGCGCGCCTCAGACGGCCTCCCGGTGCTGGGCCTGCGGGCTACGACGAACCCGGGCGGGGCGTCCCACGGGCCGGTGAAGGAAGAGTTCATCGAGGCCACGGACCACGGCCGGAAGGTTCTGACGACCAAGCAGGGGCTGACCGTCCGGTTCATCCAGGCCCGCGCGAGCGACAACTTCCACCTAGACGCCGGGCACCGCGCCCGGCTGGACGCCATCCCGGACCCGGCACGGCGCGCGGCGATGCGGGACGGCGACTGGGACCAGTTCAGCGGGATGATCTTCAAGCAGTACCGCTGGGACCGGCACACCCTGGAGCCCGTCTCCATCCCCGCCGGATGGCGGCGGTACAACGGCGTCGACTGGGGCTTCGCGAAGCCCTGGGCGGTGCTATGGGCCGCGGTCGACGAGGACGGCCGCGTCTGGATGTACCGGGAGATCTACGAGACACAGGTGGGCGAGGCCGAGCAGGCGAGGCGCATCCTGGAGGCTGAGGCCCCGGATGAGCACGTCGCCGTGCGGTACGCCGACGATGCGATGTGGGCTACCCGCGGTGACGCCAAGCCGATTGCGGACGTGTACGCCGAGAACGGCACTCACCTCACTCCCGCCGGCAAGGGGCCTGGCTCGCGGGTGGCGGGCTGGCAGCGCTGGCATTCCTACCTCGCCGAGGCTCCGGCCTGTCCGCACCACCGGGCGCAAGGCTGGCAGACCTGCCCGAAGATCCATATTTTCCGCACCTGCGAGAAGCTGATCTTCGAATTGAAGAACCTCCCGTATGCCCGCAAGGGGAACGCCGAGGACGCCGACACGGCAGCCGCAGACCATGCCATGGACGCCGGACGGTACCTGCTGCTGAACCTTGGCGGCGGCCCCGAGTTCACCATCCTCGACGAGGAGCCGAAAAGTCCGATCGCCGACGAGATCGAGCCGCTTGAGCCAGTGGGCGCGTTCGCCTACCGGCGGATGGCGGACGAGCCCCGGTGGGAAGACGATGAGGGCATGGCGGCACGGCGGGTCGTGCGGACGGTTGCTGACGGGTGAAGGTGCCGCGTTTCCGCAGGTGGCATCCGTACTCGCCGGTAACCTAAGGGGGTCTCGTGGCCTTCTGGACCCGGTTCCGCCGTGACCGCGGCGAGGTTGAGGAGGCCGCGGCCACAAGGGCGCTGACCCCGGGCCAGCTCCCCGAGC